GGTAATTCGGACCCCGTTGTGTCCGAGGTTGCAGGGTTCGCGGGTTGGTTCGCGCATGGTTCGCGTTAAGGGTTTGCACGGGTATGAGTCAATCTGTCGAGACCAGTGAGGGTGTTTCGATCAGGGAGTGCGCGCGCCAGCTCGGGATCTCGGACACCGCGATCCGCAAGGCGATCGATGCCAAGCGCTGCTCGAAGCTGCCCAACGGCAAGGTGCTGGTCGAGGCCATTCGCCAGGGCATGGCTGAGACCGCCAACCCCCTGCGCGGTGGCCAGCGCCACCGTGGTGTGTTTGGGCTGCCTCAGACCGGATCGGTGGTGACGGGTGGCGCGGAGGCTCACGGCCAGGGCGCCGTTGCACCGACTGCGCCCAGCGTCTCGTCCAGCGCGCCCGCGGCCACGGTGCCCAGCCCGCCCCAGGCCGCCGATCCGATCCAGCCCAGCGCCGGCCAGGCGCCCAACCACGCGCCGCTGCTGGCCGCCCGGACGCTGAGCGAACAGACCCGCGCCGCGCGCGAGCAGATCGAGCTGCAGAAACTGCAGGGCACTGTGGCCGAGGTGGATCCGATGGTGCGGGCCGTGTTTGATGCGATGACGACAACGCACAGCGCCCTGCGCTCGCTGCCCGATCGCCTCACGCCCCTGGTGACGCCCGAGACCGACGCCGCCAAGGTCTACACGATCATCGAAGAGGAGATCCAACGCATCGCCGCCCAGCTGCGCGACGACCTGGAGACGAAGGCCCGCGCCGGCCAGGCGGTGACGGCATGAACCTGCGCGACGGTTACCAGGCGGTGATGGAGGCCGCGGCCCGGGCGTGGACGCAGCCCGAGCGCCTGTGGGTCAGCGACTGGGCGGACAAGTACCGCCACGTGCCGGCCAAGTCCAGCCCGGAGAAAGGCCAGTGGCGCACCAGCCGCACGCCCTACGCCCGCGAGCCGATGAACGAGCTCAGCTCGATGTCGCGCACGCAGGACGTGATCATCATGGCCGCCAGCCAGGTGCTCAAGACCGAGGTGCTGCTCAACTGGGTGTTCGAGTCCATCGATCAGGATCCGGCGCCCATGTTGGTGGTGCAGCCCACCGAGAAAGCCGTCAAGGACTTCGTCAGCCAGCGCCTCGATCCGGCCATCGAGATCATGCCGCGCATCCGCGACAAGATCCCGCCGGCGCGCAAGCGTGACAGCGGCAACAAGACGACCGAGAAGAATTTCCCCGGCGGCGTCCTGTACCTGGGCTGGAGCAACAGCCCGAGCGAGCTGGCCAGCAAGCCCATCAAGAAGCTGGCCCTGGATGAGGTGGACCGTTACCCCGTCAGCCTCAAGGACGAAGGCAGCCCGGTCAAAGTGGCCGAGCAGCGCACCGCAAACTTCCCCCGGCGCAAAATCCTCAAGACCAGCACGCCCAAGATCAAGGGCGCTTCGGTCATCGCCGAGGAGTACGACTCCTCCAGCCAGGCGCAGTACTGGGTGCCGTGCCCGCACTGCAGCGCCATGCAGGTCCTGGTGTTCGAGCAGCTGCGCTGGAAGAAAACCACCGATGCCGACGGCAAGAAGCGCCACTGGCCCGAAACCGCCGCCTATGTGTGCATTGACTGCGGCGCCGAAATCGAAGAGCGCTACAAGCCTGCCATGCTGGCCGGCGGCGAATGGCGCCACCGTCATCCCGATCGTGCCAAGCGTGGCTACCACATCAACGGCCTGTACAGCCCGGTGGGCCTGGGCTTCAGCTGGGGCGAGAGGGCGCTCAAGTTCCTGGAGGCCAAAGACGATCCGGCCAAACTGCAGACCTTCGTCAACCTGCACCTGGGTGAGCCCTTTGAGGACCACTCCGACGCCGTCCAGGCCTCGCACCTGCAGCAGCGCGCCGAGCCCTTCGAGGTCGGCACCGTCATGCCCGGATACCTGGTGCTCACGCTGGGCGTGGACGTGCAGAAAGACTGGTTTGCCCTGCACCTGGTGGCCTGGGGCCGAGGCGAGCGATGCCACACCGTGGACTACACCGAGATCCCGGGTGACCCCTCGCGCCAGGACGAATGGGAGCGCGTCGTCACCGCCTACCGGCGCCGCCCCGCGCGCAACCGCTTCGGCGTGGACCTCAAGGTCCAGATGTGCGCCATCGACAGCGGCAACGGCAGCCACACGCACGCCGTCTACACCTACGCGCGCAAGTATCGGCACGACGGCGTCATCGCCGTCAAGGGGGCCAGCACCTCAAACAAACCCGTGCTCGGCCGCCCCAGCAAGCAGGACGTGCGCAACGATCGCGGCGACGTAGACCGCAACGGCGTCGATCTGTGGGTGGTGGGCACCGACACCGCCAAGGGCGCGCTTTTCGCGCGCATCGATGGCGATGCCCTGCACGAGGATCCGGCCAACCGCATGGTGCACTGGCCGGCAGGCCTGCCCGCGTCGTTCTTCGAGGGCCTGGCCAGCGAGTACTTCGATGTGGACGACAACCGCTGGGTCAAGCGCCCCGGCCGCCGCAACGAGCCGCTGGACACCTGGGTCTATGCCTACGCTGGCGCTCACCACCCGCGCGTTGCCATCCACACCGCGCGCGCCGCCGACTGGGAGGAGCTGGAGCGCCTCCTGGAGCCGCGCGTCAAAGACATGTTTGCCTCCGCCGATGCGGAGGCTGGCGCCGGCGGGGCGACGCCGGCAGAGGCCGATTCAACCGCCGCGCCAGCGCCTGTACAGACGTCTGCACCGGTACCGGCGCCGCGCAATGACAACAACGACTGGGTGCCCGACGTGCCCGACAACTGGATTGAGTAACCGAGGACAACCATGCCAGGCTTCACCACCACGCAGCTGACGGCCATCGAGACGGCCATCGCCAGCGGCACCCTCAAGGTGCGGTACGACGGCAAAGAAGTCCAGTACCAGACGCTGGACCAGCTGCTCGCCGCCCGCCAGCTCATCCGCGACGAGCTCATCGCCAGCGGGGCCCTGGCCGACACGCCCACCCGCGGCGGCGCCACCGTCACCGAGTTCTGCCGGGATTGATCATGCTCGACGACACCCCCCACACCGCGCCCCGCAGCCGCTTTGAGCGCGCCATCGAGGCGCTCTCGCCCAGCTGGGCCCTGCGCCGCAGCCTGGCCCGCATCGGTCTGGAGTACGCCCGTTCCTACGATGCCGCCAAGAGTGGCCGGCGCACCAGTGGCTGGACCGTCACCGGCGGCAGTGCCAGCGCCGAGCTCGGCTCGGGCCTCGCGCGGATCCGCAACCGTGGGCGCGACATGGTGCGCAACAACGAGTACGCCAAGCGCGCCGCCAGCGTCTACGCCGGCAACGTCGTCAGCTTCGGCATCTCCATCAAGCCCGCCCACGAGCGTGAGCGCGCCGAGTGGGACGCCTGGAGCAGCAGCCTCGACTGCGACGCCGACGGCCTGGACGCCTTGCCAGGCATTCTCAACCTGGTCGTCACCGAGCGTTTCACCGCCGGCGAGTCCCTCATCCGCCGCCGGTGGCGCCAGGCCGGTGACGGCCTGCGCATCCCCATGCAGCTCCAGGTGCTGGAGGCCGACTACCTGGACGAGTCCCGCACCGGCGCCGTCGGCACCGGCGGCAACTTCTGCATCCTGGGCAAAGAGTACAACGCCTTCGGCCAGTGCGTCGCGTACTGGCTCTTCCCCCAACACCCCGGCGAGGTGGCGGGCACCACCCTGCGCGGGCTGGAGAGCCGGCGCGTCCCCGCCAGTGAGGTCATCCACTACTTCCGGCGCGATCGCGCCAGCGCCGTGCGAGGCGTCTCCGAGCTCGCCGCCGGCCTCATGCGCCTGCGCGACTTGGCCGATTACCAGGACGCCGAGCTCGTCCGCAAGAAGATGGAGGCCTGCGTCGTCGCCCTCATCAGCAGCGACAAGCCCGACAAAGCCCTGGGCATGGCCGGCAGCGAGACCGGTGTCGAGAAAATGCGCCCCGGCATGATCGGGCGCATCGGCATGTCCGACAAGGTCACCTTCAACAACCCCGTGCCCAGCGCCGGCGGCGGCGAGTTCACCCGCCACCAGCTGCACGCCATTGCGGTGGGTGCCGGCCTCACCTACGCCCAGCTCACCGGCGACATGTCCCAGGCCAACTTCGCCAGCAACCGCATGGGCCTCATCGAGTTCCGCAGCCTGGTTGATCAGGAGCAGTGGCTCAACCTCGTGCCCAAGGTCATCCAGCCGGTGAGGGCCTGGTGGCGTGAGGCCGCGTCCATGTCGGGCATCCCCCTGGGTGATCTCGCGCAAGACAAGATCACCATGCCCCGGCGCGCACCGGTCGATCCGCTCAAAGACACCCTCACCGCCAAAGAGGCCATCCGTGGTGGCGGCCTCACCCTGTCCGAGTGGCTGCGCGAGCAAGGCACCGATCTGGAGACCTACATCGTCGAGCGCCAGGCCGAGCTCGCCGCCCTCAAGGCCGCCGGCATCGTCACCGACACCGACGCCGCCGTCACCGAGCTGCAGCTCACCGGCGCAGACGCCCTCAAGCACGTCGAAGCACCCTAACCACCACCCCGGCCACCGCCACCCCGCCAACACCCCTCCACGGCCCGCCCTGCACCCCTGCAGCGCGGGCCGTGCCCTTTCCAGGAGCCCACACCATGCCCCAGGCACACAACCCTGCCGCCGTCACCCGCACCGCAGATCTGCCCATCGGCAGCCTGCAGATGGAAGTGCGCAACTTCCGCCGCGACGATCCGCCCTCGGCCGATGGCGCCGCCGCTGCCGGCGGTGACGCGCCTGCCGCCCGCTTCGAGCTCGTCTTCACCACAGGCGCACCTGTGCGCCGCTACGACTGGTCCAACGGCCGGTACTACCTGGAGACCCTCGTCGTCGAAGGCGGCGCCATCAACCTTTCCAGGCTGGAGCGCGGCGCGCCCCTGCTCAACACCCACTGGGCCTACAGCCTGGAGGATCAGATCGGCGTGTGCGAGCAGCCCGCCATTGAGGGCGGCGTCGGTACCGTGCAGGCCCAGCTCAGCCGCCGCGAATCCGTGCGCGGCATCGTGCAAGACCTCGAAGACCGCGTCATCCGCAACGTCAGCGTCGGCTACGGCCGAGACGCCATCGAGATGGTCGCCCCGTCAGATGAGAACGGCATGTGGGTCTACCGCGTCACCCGCTGGACCCCGATGGAAGTCTCTCTCGTGCCCATCCCGGCCGACATGGACGCCCAGGTCCGCAGCGCCGATGGGCGCCTGCAGGCCGACCCCGAGCAACGCACCCTGCGCATGCACCCCTGCGTCATGACCGAAGTGCGCGCCGCCCCCGGCGCCACCCAGGCCGACGCGTCCACCACCACCGAACAGCACGCCGCAGCGCTCGCCGCTGCAGCGTCAGAAACCCCCGCGGCGGGGGCACAAGCCGAAACCTCTCGCAACTCCCAAGGAGCCACCATGACGACCACTGCTCAACAGCAGACCAATGGCGGCGGCGCCCCCGCTGCCACCGCCACCGACGACGCCACCCGCGCCGCCACCGAAGCCGCCCGCCAGGCCGGCGCAACCGCCGAGCGCGAGCGCCAGGCCGGCATTCGTGCCGCTGCCGACGCCGCCCGCGGCACCCTGGGTGACGACGCTCACGCGCTCGCCACCCGCCTCATCGACGCCGGTGTCGGTGTGGACGAAGCCCGCCGCCAGATGCTCGACGCCCTTGCCGAGCGCAGCAACGCCACCGCCTCGCGCGGCCAGGCGCGCATTGACACCGTCGTTGACGAGGTCGAAACCCGCCGCGCCGGCATGGCCGAGGCCCTGGCCCACCGCCTGGACCCCAACAGCGTCAAGCTCACCGACAACGGCGGCCAATACCGCTACATGTCGCTGCAGCGCATGTCCGAAGAACTGCTCGCCAAGCGCAACATCAACACGCGCAACATGAGCCCGCTGGAGATCGCAGGCCGCGCCATGACCACAGGCGACCTGCCGGCCATCACGAGCAACGTGGCCAACAAGCGCCTGCGCTCGGCCTACGAGGCCACCAACGTCACCTACAACCGCTGGGCGCGCCGGGCCCCCAACGCGCCCAACTTCAAGAGCGTGGACGTGGTGCAGGTGGCTGCGGCGCCGGATCTGCTCACCGTCAACGAGCACGGCGAGTTTAAGTACGGCAAGATCAGCGACGGCAAGGAGACCTACAGCGTCATCACCCGCGGCCGCATCATCAACTTCACGCGCCAGATGGTCATCAACGATGACATGCGCGCGCTGGATCGCATGATCGCCGGCTTCGGTGCCTCGGGCCGCCGCCTGGAGAACCGCTTGGTCTATGCCGAGCTGACCACCAACGCCGCGCTGGGCAATGACAACGTGGCGCTGTTCCACAGCACGCACGCCAACCTGGCCGGCAGCGGCGGCGCCATCAGCGTGACGACGCTCGGCGCGGGCCGTGCTGCCATGCGCCTGCAAAAGGGCCTGCAGTCCGAAGAGCTCAACCTGGTGCCCACCTACCTCATCGCCCCCGCGACGCAGGAGGCGCTGGCGTACCAGTACACCAGCGCCAACTACGTGTCGGCCAAGCCCAGCGACACCAACGAGTTCCGCTCCGGTGGCCGCACCGCGTTGGAGCCCATCATCGAGGCCGTGCTCGATGCCACCAGCACCACGGCGTGGTATCTGGCGGCCGACCCGATGTCGGTGGACACGGTGGAGTACATGTACCTCGACGGCTCCGAGGGCGTCTACATCGAGACCGAGTACGGCTTCGACAGCGACGGCGTCAAGCTCAAGGCCCGGCACGACTTCGCTGCCAAGGCCATCGACTACCGCGGCCTCTACAAAAACCCCGGCGCCTGATCTGGCGCTCGCCACCACGCCCGCTGCCACCCCGGCGGCGGGCTGTAGTCCACCCCCCTTTTTGCCTTCACACCTCAGGAGCAATCCATGAACAACGCTATCCAGGACGGCAAAGTCCTCACCCTCACTGCCCCCTATGCTGTCGCCTCAGGCGCCGGCGCGCTGGTGGGATCCATCTTTGCGGTCGCCGCCGCCGCCGTGGCCAATGGTGCCACCGGCGAGTTCCAACGCACGGGCGTCTTCGAGCTGGCCAAAACCAGCGCGCAGGCCTGGACGGTGGGCGCCAAGATCTACTGGGACAACACCAACAAGGAGTGCACCACCACCAGCTCTGGCAACACCCTCATCGGTGTGGCCACGGCCGTGGCGGCCAACCCGTCCAGCACGGGCTACGTCCTGCTCGACGGCGCCGCACGCTGAGGCTGGCCGACGTGTTCGATCCCTCGATCCTGTTCGCGGCCTTCAAGGCCCACGGCATGCTCAAGGTCGCCACGCGCACCGCCCAGGTGCCCGCGGTGGATCTTCACGTGGGCTTTGTCCAGCCCTCCGAGCTCCTGCTCGGTGAGATGGTCCAGTCCGAGCAGATCGTCATCGAATACGTCACCGCCGAAGCCGTGCCGCCGCTTGCCCTGGGCGAACCCCTCACCATCGACAGCGTGGCCTACCGTGTCCGCAGCAAGCCTGCCCTGCAGGCCGACGGCACCTACAGCCGCGCCACGCTCGAAGTGATGGAGGCCTGACGCCCATGTCCGCCGTCACCCTGGTCGATGCCGTTGCCGAAGCCTTCCTGGCCGCCCTCGCGGGCACCACAGGCGTCAGCGATCGCATCTTTGAGGACCGCACCGCGCCCTTCACCAAGGACGACGCCCCCGCCCTGCAGGTCACCCTGCGCAGCGGTGAGGCCAACACCCTGGGGGACAACGGGCCCGCGCGCAGCATCCTGGTGGTCGACGGCGAGATCGACCTCGCCATCTACACCCGCAGCGCCATCGACGCTGCAGGTGCAGAGGCCTCCGCCCGGTCGCTCGCCTCACCCATCTGGGCCAGCGCGCACGCCAAGCTGATGTTGGACCCCAGCCTGGGCGGTCTCACCAACCGCCTGCGCTGGAAGCGTTTCCGCTTCGAGCGCGACGGCGCAGACGGCGCCGCCGGCTGGACAGTCCACACCTACGAGTTCCGCCTCGCCATGCGGGAGCAAACGCTCCTCGCACCGTAACCCTTCCCCTCGTCTCACCACCCGCGCCCCAGGCGCGTCCAGGAGCACACCATGTACGTATTCGGATCCGGCAAACTCATCGCCGTCCCGACGCTCGACGCGTCGGGCGCCGCAGTGTCCAACCCCACCCCTGTCATCGTCTCCACGCTGCAGGACATCTCGGTCGATCTCGACTTCGAGACCAAGCAACTCCACGGCGAGAAGCAGTTCGCCGTGGCGATCGGCCGCGGCAAGGCCAAGATCGGCTGGAAGGCCAAGACCGGCGAGTTCAAGGGCGGCGTCCTGGGCAGCCTGCTGCTGGGCGCGAGCCCCACCGCCGTGCGCAAGGCCGCCGTCATCGACGAGGCCAAGACCATCCCCGCGCCCAGCGGCCCCTACACCGTCACCATCACCCCGCCCGGCAGCGGCACCTATGTGGCCGACCTGGGCGTCATCAACGCGTCCACCGGCATCCAGATGACGCGCGTGGCCAGCAGCCCGTCCACCGGTCAGTACAGCGTCAACGTCGGCACCGGTGTCTACACCTTCGCCGCCGCTGATGCGTCGGTGGGCGTGCTCATCAGCCACGAGTACACGATCGCCTCCAGCGCGTCGAGTGCGCTGTACAGCATCAGCAACAACCTCATGGGCTACGTGCCCACCTTCAGCGCCATTCTGTACAACACCTATGGCGGCAAGACGTTGGCCCTCAAGCTCAACAACAACGTCCTGGGCAAGCTGGCGCTGCCGTTCAAGAACGACGACTTCAGCATGAACGACCTGGACGCCGAGGCGTTTGCAGACAGCAACGGCAGCGTCGGCTACCTGTGCGAGTACTGATCCGGAGCCACCACGCATGAGCCACCCCCTCACGGCCCGCACGCCCCTCATCGAGGGCGTGCCCATCGAGCTCGACGGCAAGACCTACATCCTGCCGCCGTGCTCGCTGGGCACCCTCAAGCGCCAGGCCGCCGGCATCCAGCGCTTTGCCACCGCAGACGCCTCCGCGGGCTTCGATGTCGAAGCCCTGGGCGTTGTCGTCAGCCTGGCCACCGAGGCCTTGCGCCGCAACTACCCAGACGTCACCGAAGACTTCGTTGCCGATGCCCTCGGCCTCGAGAGCATGATGGACGTCTTCCAGGCGGCCATGGATGTCTCCGGCCTGTTGCGCAAGGCCAAGGGCGCCCACAGCCAGGCGGCCAGCAGCGCCGATGCCGGGGGTGGTGGCCTGGGGGAACCGACTGGGGGGACCTCCTAGCCCACCTGGTCACCGCCACCGGGTGGACGTGGGAGCAGGCGCTCGAATGCGACCTGCCCACCTACAAGACCCTGTGCCGGTACTGGGAGGAGCTCCCCCCCGCCCATGTCCAGCTCAAGCGCATGGCGCGCTTCCTGGGCCTGGAGCAGTCCACCCCGCGCAGCAGCCGCAACGCCTCCAGCCAGGCCCCCCGGCCCTCGCTGGCCACCCCTGAAGACGCCGCCATGTTGGCAGCGCAGACCGGCTTGCCGGTGTTCACCGGTCGGCCCGCCGACCCGATGCTTGACCTGATCGACCCGCCCCGCCCACCGGCAGGGCACACCACCACGGCCACACCATGAGCGACAACAAGACCGGCTTTGTCGTCACCGCCGACACCAATCCGTTCCAGCAGGCCATGCGCCGCCTGGCGGATCAGGCGCGCGAGGGCTCCCAGTCCGTGCAGAAACAGTTCGACGGCCTCAACGGCGTGCTCGACGGCCTGCGCGCCCGCTGGATGGCTGTGGCCACCGCCATCGGCGCCGGCGCCGGCATCAAGGCCGCCGTCGAGCGCACGGCAGAGATGACCGTCGCCGCCCAGCAGCTGGGCCGCCAGCTTGGCATCAGCGCCACCGAGGCGCGGGACTACATCTCCGCGCTGGAGAACGTGGGCCTGGGCACCTCCGAGCTGGCAGACGCCGGCAAGGGCCTGGTGCGCCAGCTGCGCGAGAACGAGGACAAGATCGTCGGCATGGGCCTCAAGACGCGGGACGCCGCCGGCAACCTGCGCCCCATGAACGACCTGCTGGTCGAGTCCATAGAGCTGCTCAACACCTACAAGGAGGGCACCGACCGCAACCTCGCCAGCGCCACCCTGTTCGGGCGTGGTGTCGATGCCTCCAGCCGCCTGCTGCAGATCAACAAGGCCGCGCTTGATGAGGCCCGCGTCGCCAACGAAGAGCTGGGCCTCACCGTGGGCGCGCGCAGCGTTGCCGCGTGGGAGGAGTACAACGCCGCCAGCGATCGCGCCGCCCTCAGCGTCAAGGGCATCACCAAGGCCATTGGCGACCAGATGATGCCCGTCATCACCCGCCTGGTCGAGATCTTCAACGCCGTCATGCCCGCCGCCATCGTCGTGGTGCGCGGCGCCCTGGGTGGCCTGGCCACAGCTTTCCACGGTGTGGTCAACGGCGTGGTGGTGCTGTGGGAAACCATCAACGCCATGGTCATCACCCTCACCGAGCCGCTGCGCGCGTTCGTCTCTGCCGTGTTCAAGGTCTTCAGCGGCGACATGGAGGGCGCTGCCGAGCAGCTGCGCAATGTGCCCAAGGTCGTGGCCGGCGCATGGGACGCCGCTTTCGACCGCATGGTCAACTCCTCGCGCAAGACGGCAGACCTCATCGCCGGCGCTTTCAGCGCCGACAACCAGCCCGCCGGCAACGGCGGCACCAAGGGCACGCGCAGCTTCATCGCGCCCAAGGACAAGAAAGACGCCAAAGAGCCCGCAGAGCAAAGCGCCATGCAGGTCTACGAGGCCGCCCTGCAGCAGCGCATCCTGCTGTTTCAGAGCGAGAACGTCCACCGCGAGCACGGCAAGGCCCAGGAGCTCGCCTATTGGCAAGACATCCTCAACACCTACCAGGTGGGCAGCAAAGACCGCGTCGCCATCGCCCTCAAGACGGGCAAGCTGGAGGTGGACATCAACCGCGAGAAGGCCGCCCGCCTGCTGCAGATCGACCTGCTCCATGCCGAAGACCGCAAGGCCGCCGATCTGGACGCCATCAACGAGATGGAGGCCAACGCCCGCCAGCAAGTGGAGCTCGGCCAGATCACCCAGGCCGAGCAGCTCGCCCGCCAGGTCGAGTTCAACCAGCAGCGCCTGCAGGTCGAGCTGGAGTTCATGCGCGCCAAAGAGGAGCTGGCCCTGCTCGACCCCGAGCGCAACGTCCTGCTGCTTGAGCAGATCGAGATGCAGAAGGCCGAGATCCGCCGCAAGTACGCCATGCAGGCCCGCGACATCCAGCGCGAGATCCAGCGCGCCTCACCCGAGCAAAGCATCTTCCAGACCATGGAGCAGAGCTTCGGCGCCGCCATCACCGGCATGATCACCCAGGCTCAGACCCTGCGCCAGGCGCTGGCCAACATCTGGGGCAGCATCCTCAGCGCGTTCGTCAGCGAGATGATCGCCAAGCCCATCGCCATGTGGATGGCGCGCATCGTGCGCGAGACGGCCCTGTACAAGGCGCTCTTTGGTGTGCAGGTCAGCACCCAGGCAGCAGCCAGCGGCGCCACCGTGGCCATGAAGAGCGCCGAGTCCAGCGCAGTGGTGGGCATGGAGGCCAGCAAGGCCGCCGCCGGCGCCGCAGCCAGCCAGGCGGGCATTCCCATCATCGGCCCGGCCCTGGCCATGGCCGCGGCCGTGGCCATGCTCGCCTTCGTCATGGGCATGGGCAACAAGGGCAGCACCAGCACCACCACCAGCAAGCGCGTGCCCAGCGCCGCCGGCGGGTTTGACATCCCCCGCGGCCTCAACCCGCTGACCCAGCTGCACGAGGAGGAGATGGTCCTGCCCAAGGGCCTGGCCAACCCCCTGCGCCAGGCGCTCAGCGGCGAAGGCCCGGGCCTGGGCGGCAATGGCGGCACGACCACCAACCACTACCACATCAACGCGGTCGACGCGCGCAGCTTCCAGCAGCTGCTGCAAGACAACCCTGCCGCCCTGGCCAGCGGCATCGCCAACGCCACCCGGCGCGGGCACCGCAGCTGATCCGTCCATACGTCTGCACCCGCCATGAGCAACGAAGTTTTCCCTGGTACCAGCTTCCCTGGCCTGGCCTGGCCGCGCGTCAAGACGCCCGCGTTCAAGACGGATGTGGCCAAGTCCGACAACGGGCGCGCCTGGCGTGCGGGCCGCGCCCTGTACCCGCTGTACCGCATCCGCCTCACCTTCAGCTACCTCTCACATGCGGACTACAAGACCATGGCCGCGTTCTTCAAGGCGCGCCGTGGCGCCCTGGACAGCTTCCTGTTTGACGACCGCGACGACAAGACCGTCTCCTCCTTCCAGCAGCTGGGCACGGGTGACGGCACCACCGCCGCCTTTCAGCTCATCCGCAGCCTGGACGGCTTCACCGAGCCCGTGGGCCCGCTGAACGGCACGCCCGTCATCCGCGTCAACGGCACGCCCACCAGCGCCTACACCGCCGACGCCTGGGGCCTCATCACCTTTGACACGCCGCCCGCCAACGGGCACGTCATCGACTGGACGGGCTCCTACTACTGGCGCTGCAACTTCACCCGCGACGAGGCCGAGTTCTCCGAGTTCATGCGCGAGTTCTGGGAGCACCGCACCTGCGAGCTGGAGACCTCCAAGCCATGATCACCACCGATCCGCCCGAGCTGGCCACCTGGCTGGCCACCGCGCGCGAGGCACTGCTGTTCGACGCCTGGACGCTCACCGCCCCGGCCAGCGGCACCGTGGTGCGCTGGCTCGACGCCGACTTTGACTACACCCTGCCCGACGCCCGCGCCTTTGTGCGCGGCCCCGTCATCAAGCGCGGCGACTTGCGCCAGTCCGTTGGCCTCAGCGTGGACAACCTGGACGTCACCTTCTACCCGGTGTTCAAAGAGGCGCCCGTCAACTTTGGCGCGCAGACGCTCCTGCAGGCCGCCCAGCGCGGCATCCTGCGCGGCGCCATGGTCCAGATCGAGCGCCTGGTGTTCGACACCGCCCTGGTCTACAAGGGCCGCTGGGTCGAGCACGCCGGCACGCTGGCCGTCAAGAACACGGCCGGCGGCCTCATCAAGTGCCAGGTGCTCAGCGAGCTCAACCGCCTGGACAAGCCCATGCCGCCCGACGTGTACCAGTCCCAGTGCCGCAGCACCGTGTTCGATCCCCAGTGCGGGCTCAACCGCGCCACCTGGGCGGTGGAGGGCGCCGTAACCATTCCTGGCACGGGCCCAGCTGCGCGCAGCCAGTTTGCTGCCGACCCTGCGGACGCCGCTGGCTGGTTCGATCAGGGCGTGGTGCAGTTCACCAGCGGCGCCAATGCGGGCGAGAAGCGCACCGTCAAGTCCTGGGCGGGTGGCGTGTTCAGCTTCGCATTGCCCTGGCCGCAGGACGTGGAGGCCGGTGACGAGTTTGTCGCTGTGCCTGGCTGCAACCGCAGCATGGCCATGTGCTCGGCCAAGTTCAGCAACCTGCTGCACTACCGCGGCGAGCCCTTCGTGCCCAAGCCCGAGACGGTCAACTAGCCATGGCCACAGTGCAAGAACAGCGGCAACGCGTGGTTGCCGAGGCGCTGTCGTGGGCGGACCCGCCCACGCCCTACCACCACCGCGCCGCCGTCAAGGGCGTGGGCGTGGACTGCGCGCAGATCCTCATCGAGGTCTACCACGCCTGCGGCCTGGTGCCGCGCGTGGATGTGGGCGCCTATTCCGCCCAGTGGCACCTGCACCGCGGGGAAGAGGTCTACCTCGGCTGGCTGCAGCGCCATGCCACGCCCACCACCCAGCCGCAGGCGGGCGACGTGGCCGTGTGGCGCTTTGGGCGCACCTACAGCCACGCCGGCATCCTGGTGGCGGCAGACGAAGTGGTGCACGCCCTGCGTGACGCCCGCGCCGTGGTGCGCACACGTCTGCACGAGGCGCCCCTGGCGCGCCGGCCCGTCAAGTTCTTCACCCTGTTCCCCACGCCCGCCGGCGTGGCCGAGGCATAGCACCATGGGCGGCAAATCCACCCTCAGCACCACCGAGCCGTTGCTGGGCACCCTGCGCGTGCAGACCAGCATGTACGGATTGGCCGTGCCCCTCATGTGGGGCCAGCCGCGCGTGCCCGGCAACCTGCTGTGGTTCGGCAACTTCGTGGCCACGGCCCACACCACCACCACCACCCAGGGCGGCAAGGGCGGCGGCGGCGTCACCCAGGTGGACACCAAATACACCTACACGGCGGCCGCCGTGCTGGCCCTGGGCCGTGGCGTGGTGCACGACATCGCCAGCGCCTGGGTGGGCAAAAAGCGCTACGGCGGCGAGACCATCGCCGAGCACACCGTCAGCCGCAGCCACACCGATGTGGTGCCTCCGGGCCTCACCGTCACCGTGGCGCTGGACGGCGGCACCTTCAGCGCCACCGCCAGCGTCAGCAAGTTGGCCACCGGCAATTACGCCGGCGACGGCGCCACCGACACCTACCCCTACCAGGAAGGCCTGGCGCAGGGCGTGCACTGGACGCGCTCCGGCCTGGTCTACACCTTCGCCGCCGATCTGGAGGGCGAGACCGTCACCATCAACTGGCTGGAGCTGCTGCCAGAGTCGCGCCTCAGCGCCCTGGACCAGCTGGGCCTGAGCCTGGCCAAGGGCCTCACCGGCCAGCCCGTGTGGGGGTGGCTTGCCACCTACAACCCCGCCCAGGCGCTGGCCTACAGCGGCACCGCTTACCTGTACGCCAGCGACTACCCCCTGACCAACCAGGCTGAGGTGGAGAACCACACCTTCGAGGTGGTTACCGCCAGCCAGGTGGGCGGTGGTGTGGTCGACGCCTGGCCGCACCTGGTGCTGCGCGACTTCCTGCTCAGTCCGCTGTACGGCGCTGGCTGGCAGAGCGGCCGCCTCAGCGACCTGGCCACCTTCCAGGCCTACGTGCAGGCGCGCGAGCTGTGGTTCAGCCCGTCCATGCTGGAGCAGCGCCCCGCCCGCGACTGGCTGGAGGCGCTGGCCCAGATCTGCAACGCCGAGTGGGTGTGGCAGGGCGGCGTGCTCGACCTGGTGCCGCGTGGCGATGAGGCCATCTCCAGCAGCTACGCCACGTTCACCCCCAACACCACGCCCGTGTTTGACCTGGTGCACGGCGAGGGCGGCGACATCCTGGACGCCGTGGAGGTGGAGCCCGTCGTCAACGAGGACGCGCACAACATCGTGCGCATCGAGTGGACCAACCGCGCCAACGACTACACCATCGAGGTGATGGAGGCGCGCGACGCCGCCCACATCGAGCAGTTTGGCGAGCGCCCGGCCGACGTGGTGCAGATGCACGCCATCCACACCGCCGCCGTGGCACAAAGCGTGTGCCAGCAGCTGCTGCAGCGCGAGATGACGGTCTGGAACAAGTACCGCTTCAAGACCAGCTGGGCGCGCTGCGTCATGGGCCTGATGGATCTGGCCACCCTGACGGACGAAGACAGCGCCCTCGATCGCGTGCCCGTGCGCATCACCAGCCGGGCCGAGGCGGGTGGCAACACCCGGTACGAGTGGGAGGCCGAAGACGCCCCGATCGGCAGCGCCAGCGCGCCCCTCTACGGCGCCCAGGCCGGCAGCGGCTTCAGCCACGACTACAACACAACACCCGGCAACGTCACCACGCCCGTGTTTTTCGAGGCGCCCGTGGAGCGCACCGTCACCGGGCTGGAGGTGTATGCCGCCTTCTCCGGCACCGAGGAGTACTGGGGCGGCGCTCGCGTGTGGGCCAGCCTGGACGGCGATACCTACCGCGAGGTGGGCATCGTCTACGGCGGCGCGCGCTACGGCACGCTCACCGCCAGCCTGTCCGACGTGGCCACCAGCGCCGCCGTGCAGCTGGTGGGGCAGGGTGGGCAGATGCTGCCCGGCACCGCCACCGATGCCGCCCAGTTGGCCACCCTGTGCTGGGTGCAGGGCAGCGAAGACTCGGGCGAGTACATCGCCCACGAAGACGCCACCCTCACCGGTGCAGACGCCTACACGCTCAGCGGCCTGGTGCGCGGTGCCTTCGGCACCACTGCGCAGGCCAGCGCCTCAGGCGCCAAGTTTGTGCGAGTCGACGACGCCGTGGGCCGCAGCGGCCCGCTGGATCTGAGCCTGATCGGCGAGACGATCTGGTTCAAGTTCACCAGCTTCAACGTCTACAGCCGGGCGGAGCAGGCGCTGGCCGATGTGTCGGCCTACACCTACACCATCACCGGCGCCATGGCCGAGCTGCCGCCCCCGGCCTTCGACGAGTTCTCGGTGCGCGTTCAGCCGGACGGCACGCGCGAGATCCACTTTGCCTACACCACCACACCCAAGCCCGCCGACTGGCTGGGCGCCGAGGTGCGCTACATCGGCGGCTTTGTGGCCACGCCTGCGTGGGAGGACATGACCCCGCTCAATGTGGATCAGACCCACTACACCGTGAGCCCGGCCGAGACCAACCAGCTCCTGGCGGGCGAGTACACCTTCGCCGGCCGCAGCCTCGACCGCACCGGCGCCGCCAGCGCTCTGGTGTACGACCAGATCGAGCTGCCCGCACGTCGCCTGGGCGACGTGGCCGCCGAGTATGACGACTCGTTTGAGGCCTGGCCCGGCACCCTGACGGACTGCAACGTCAACGAGAACAATGTCATCGAGGCCGACGACTCCGGCACCTGGGACGGCCTGACCACGTGGGACGCGTGGACGCACTGGATCACCGACCCGGCAGACCCCATCGTCTACACCGGCCCGGTGCGCGACTTGACTGCTGTGCTCACCGGCCTGCTGGACGCCACGCTCACCGCCACGGGCACCGTCACCGTGGAGCTGCGCTCCAGCGCCACCAGCGATGACCCGGTGGCCGACCCGGGCGACTGGAGCGCCTGGGGCGACCCGTCTGCCCAGTTCACCGCGCGGTACTTCCAGCTGCGCCTGACCGTGGACGCCACCGTGCCAGAGCCGGTGCCAACCATCAGCGCGCTGTCGTACCGGGTGAGCGCACCGCTCAAGCGCGAGTACATCAACGACGTGGACATCAGCGCGCTGACGGGCAGCTACCGCATCGGCACGGGCGACATCCGCGTGCCGCTGGCCAACACCTACAGCACCCTGCTGCGCCTGGGCGTGGTGATCCAGGACAGCAGCGCCGGCACCTGGAGCTGGCAACGCATCGACAACGTGCTGACCTATGGCCCGCGCGTGCAGTTCAAGCTGAACGGCACGCTGGCCGACCCTGATCTTGTGGATTTTTACCCGGAAGGATTCTGACCATGACCTGGCCATCTTCAGACGTCTCCACCACCGCCATGGACGCTGGCACCGACACGCCCCCGCGCGCCGAGATCAAGAGCTGGGCGGACAAGTTCAACCAAATGCGCAACCACGTCAGCGCCTTTGTCCAGGGCCTGCTGGATGACGCGAGCGCCGCAGACGCGCGCACCACGCTGGGCCTGGTGATCGGCACCAACGTGCTGGCGCCCAATGGCAACGGCTCCGGGCTGACGGACCTGAACGGCTCCGCCATCGCCACCGGCACCGTGCCCGCCGCCCGCCTGGGCAGCGGCTCACCCGGCAGCAGCAACTATCTGCGCGGCGATGGCACATGGGCCGCTGTTGCTGCGGCCAACAGCAATGTGGACGGCATGGAGGTCAGCGGCTCCACGGGCACCACCCTGAGCTTTGCCGCCGGCCAGTGCTACGACAGCACCCGCTCGGCGCTGATCGCCGTGGCCAGCGCCTACACCAAGACCACCAGCGCCTGGGCGGTTGGCAGCGGCAACGGCGGGCTGGATGAGGGCAGCATCGGCGCCAGCAGCTGCTACCACCTGTACACCATCCGCAGGCCGGATACCGGCGTCACGGACTACCTGATCTCGCTGGCCAATGGCCGCACGGCCACGGTGACGATGACGATTGCATCGCCGGGCGTCGTCACCTTCACCGGGCACGGCCTGCAGCCGGGCAGCGGCATCGTGTTCAGCACCACGGGGTCGCTGCCCACTGGCGTGACGGCGGGCACGCGGTACTACGTGATCAGCGCCGGGATCACCGACGACACATTCCGTTTTGCTGCCACGCAGGGTGGCTCGGCCATCAACACCAGCGGCAGCCAGAGCGGCGTGCACACCCTGGTGTCTGCCCCGGCGCTGCCAAGCAATTACACGCAGTACCGGCTGATCACCTCCCGCTACACCAACGGCTCAAGCCAGTTCTATGGCACCAGCCAGGTGGGCGACGATGTGACGCTGACCACGCCCATCCTGGACGTGAGCACCACGTCGGCCTTTACCAGCGCCACGCTGCGCTACCTGAGCTGCCCAAGCGGCTACAGCGTGCTGGCGCGCGGCAACGCGCTCTGGCGCTGCGACAACGCTGGCTCGGTCGTGTACCTGAGCAACCCGGCGCAGACCGACAGCACGCCATCCACCACGGCCGCGCCGCTTGGCAACGAGGTGGCCGGTGTTGGTGATGTGTCTGGCTGCATCTGGGCCTGGCAATGCCGCACCGGCACCGTGCGGCAGATCCGCAGCCGGCACGACAGCACCGGCTCGCCAACCTCATACAACTTCCGCCTGACGCTGGCGGGCTGGACTTGCGACCGGAGGACGCTGTGATGGATGTCTTTTTCGTGGAGCGCGACGCGCAAGGCCAGGTGGTGGGCCTGTACGCCACGCCGCAGTACGGCCGCACCGCCGACGCGGTACTGCCCGCCGATGACCCGGAGGTGGCTGCGTTCATCGCGCAGCAATACGGCACAACCAACAACCAAGGAGGATCGAATGCCTGAGCCAACCACCACCACCAGCGGCCTGAGCCTGGCCGCGTTGTTCATTGCCGTGCTGGGCCCGGCGCTGGGGCCTGTGATCGGGCCCAAGGCGCTGATCGTGGTGTGCGCGCTGGCCGGCGCGCTGTGGCCACTGTCCACCATGGAGCTGCCCAGCAAGGCGGCGGGCGGCTGGTTCCTGGTGCGCATCGTGCTGACGGCCGTGGTGCTGACTGGCAGCGCCGCCTGGTGGCTTGAGTTGCGCTACCAGTTCCCGGCCGCCTACGGCATGGCCGTGGTGGCCTTCTTTATCGGCGCGCTTGGCAACGGCTGGCGGCCGGTGCTGGAGGCGCTGGGCGGCATGATCACGCGCCTGCTGGGCGCCTTCAAGGGCGGGTCTGGCGGCGGCGCCGCAGGGGGCCAGCCATGATGCCCGTGCAGATCCCGCCCGAGCTGCTGCCGCTGCTGCTGGCGGCGCATGTGATCCTGAGCCTGGTGCTGGCCGCCACGCTGTTTTGCCGCATGGTCAAGACCAGCAAGCGCACCACCGAGCGCGACGTGTTGCTGGCGTTCTATTCGCTGGGCCTGGCCGCCGTCCTGTGCCTGTTCGCGCCATGGCTGTTTGACTGGCACCCCGACTGCGTGAGCCTGTCGCTGCTGGCCGGCATCACGGCCGTGCAATACGTCACCGCCGCACGCTACTGGCGGCATGGGGTGCCCGAGCAGCTGCGCAAAGGCGGTGCGTCATGAACCTGTCGCCCAACTTCACCCTGGCCGAGCTGACCATCACCGAGGTGCGCGCGGACAACACTTGCCCGCCCGAGCTGATCCCCGAGCTGACGCGCACCGCCTACATGCTGGAGGGCATCCGCAGCTACCTGAGCCAGCGCGCGGGTTACCAGGTGCCAGTGATCGTCAACAGCGCCTGGCGCAGCCCGGTCGTCAACACGGCCATCGGCGGCGCCAAGGACAGCGACCACATGCGTGCCATGGCGGCAGACATCCGCGCCCCGGCCTATGGCCCGCCGCAGTTGGTGTGCGAGGCGCTGGCGCCCATGGTCAGCGAGCTGGGCATCGGCCAGCTCATCCATGAGTTTGGCCGGTGGATACACGTATCCAGCCGCGCGCCTGCGCAGGCGCACAACCGGATCATCACCATTGACCGCCTGGGCGCCCGCGTGGGCATCCTGCCGGCACGCTGAAAGACACCGCCATGACAAAACCCGCAGAGCTTGACCTGTACATCTTTCCCGGCGCCACCTTCAACGGTGATGTGGAGACGTGGACTTGGAACGTGGACGACACGCCCGTCAACATTACCGGCTACACCGCAGAGCTGCTGGTGACAGACGGCTTTGGCGGCACCGCGCGGCTGAGCCTTACCAGTGCGCGCGGGCTGGTGCTGGGCGGCAGCGCGGGCACCATCGCCCCGGCGCTGAGCGCGGTCGCCACGGCTGCGCTGTGGACGGACTATGGCGCTGACCTGTCGCAGGCCAGCGTCTACGCCGGGCGGGCCGCCTACCTGCTGGGCCCGTGGAACCTGGAGCTGACCAGCGGCGGCGACATCGTTACGCGGCTGTTGCAGGGCAAGTGCTACCTGGTGCCGGAGGCATAGGCCGTGGCGATCGATACCGTTACCGTTACCCGCACCGTGGCCGTGGTGCAGTCTGCGGCCGCCGCCACGGTGGTGCA